TTATGGCCCTACACATGAATAGATTATCACAGAACGCAAATTGGCGACTTAATCCCCAACACAGAGAGAAATACAATTTCTTTGAACGTGCCAGAGACCCCAATGGTAATTTACTAACCGGAAATGCTGGTAAGAAAAAAACAGTAGAACGATATATGCCCGTGCCCTATGATATGGGTGTCAGTTTGTCTATGTGGACGAGTAATAATGATGAAGGGTATCAACTATTGGAACAAATCACAACCGTGTTTAATCCAGACATGGATATTCAATTATCAAATTCTCCCGCTGACTGGACATTTCTAACATCATTGATTTTCGAAGGCGATGTAGAAATGGAAAAAGCTGTGCCCTCTGGAAGTAGTACCGATCCCCTATACATATTCAAATTGAATTTTTCAACGGTGATCTGGATGAGTCCACCAGCTAAAGTTTATGATACCACATATATCTATGAAGTCGATGTTCCTATCAAGCAGATCGAAAATAGTCTTAATTTTGATGAAATGGGTATGCTTGATGGACTTGTTATAAGAGCTTCTGATGATGACGTGGTGTTCTTTGAATCACTCGGAGAAGGTAAAACACCAACACAAATCTAAGTTTTCTTTATGAAAACATGATATTTTACACAAATATTGATGTTTTTTATGCCTATAGTGATTCATATCCAACCGAAAGGCATAAATATCAATGACAACAGATTTTATGAGAATCCAATAGGAGATATTTTCATGCCGATTTTAACATCACCAGGTGCCGTAGCATACGTTAATGACCAAAGTATTTATGCTGCCCCAAACCCAAATACAGTTCCACTTATCGTTTTAGCCACCCGTAGTAATAAAACAACCCCAGATGGTAATGGTACAGCAGCAGGAACTACTGAAGCAAATAAACTTAGAGTAGTATCGTCACAACGTGAACTGCTAATAAATTATGGTAATCCAGTATTTGTGACATCGGCTGGTGTTCCCGTGGACGGTGATGAAACAAATGAATATGGTCTTATGGCTGCACATTCATTCTTGGGCAGAGGTTCTCGTGCATACATTATTCGTGCTGATATTGATCTTGGTGATGTGGTAGCAACTACGAATGAACCGATTTCTCCAGCCCCCGATGGTACATATTGGATTAGAACAACTACAGCCGTTGGTGGAATTTTCAAATTCGATGGCACTAACTGGAACGCTGTTAACTGGTCAATCTATACAAGTGCCCCAGTGAACAGTACAGATGGTGCCGATGGTGATTGGGCATTTGATTATTCTACTTCAGATGGTCTTGTTAAATATAATGACAATGGTGTATGGGCAGTAGCTTCAGATGCTAACTTGGCAACTTCGTTCGGTGCAGGAACTAATCTTTTTGTATCCCCGACATCGCCAACATCAGCAGCTTCTGGTGATTATTGGTATAAAACTACTTCATCAGCAGGTGGTACTAATTTGTCATTGACACAGTATCGTGCCGTTGATGATACCTTTGTTACTGCTCCTATTATCAGACAAACTACCCCACCAACCCCAACAGAAGGTATTGTTTGGGAAGACCTATCTATGATTAACACAACTGGTGCTAGACCCCTTTATGTGGGAACTGGTGCCGCATTTATCCCACTTACCGCAATTGTCCAAGCCGCTGAACCAGTTACTGACCCCGCTAATGGTACTTTATGGTACGATGGCACATATACAGACTTTGCATTATATGTGGAAGGCACTGATATGGGTTTCGGAAATCAATGGGTTCCCGTAACCACAACTACCGTAAGTAATCCATCTTCAACACAAAAAGTAATTTCGGCTTCAGCTCCACTACAACCCCAAGATGGGGCAATTTGGATTGATATTTCTGACACCGCAAACTTTGATAATTTTCCAGTTGTTAAACGGNGGCAGTTAAGTCAATGGATCGATATCACTGATAGTGTNAACATTACAGATACCGACCCTATTGCTTCAGCCGTCCTAAATGGGACATACTGGATTAATACTGGTGAAAGTGTTACCCGTAATACTGTTAAAAAATATAATTCCTCATATACCGCATATACCGTTAAATTGGTAAGTGGTTCATATGTAGTTTCCGAAGAAGTAGGAAATCATTGGGAACCAGCCGCTGGTGCAAACTTTGGCCGTAAAGCAGTTCGTGAAATTGTAGTAACTGCGATGCAAGAAGCTATTGTATCAAATACTGATATTCGTTCGGATAATAATTATTACCAACTTATTGCTGCACCTAGTTATCCAGAATTGTATGACGAAATGTTGGCACTAAATGCTGATATTAATGAAGTGGCATTTGTGATCGGTGACACACCTAAATTTACAATCCCATCTGGTATTCCAACTGGTCGTGAAGTTACAATCGCTGAATGGGCTACAAATTCTCATAATGTCACTTCAACCGGAGAAAGAGGATTTTCTTCTGCTAAATCTCCATATGCGGCTTTCTATTCCCCTTGGGGTATGGGCACCGATGTTGATGGGCAAGACGTTATGGTACCGCCTTCACATATGGTATTAAGAACTATTGCATATTCTGATAATGTGGCTGCTCCGTGGTTCCCACCCGCTGGTCTTAATCGTGGCCGTGTGGATAATGCTACATCAGTTGGCTATTTCAGTGATACCAGTGAATACACTCCTGTCGAGCTTGTAACATCAATGAGAGATATTATGTATGAAAATAATATTAACCCTATTATGAATAAATCAAATGCTTCTCTGGTAGTTTATGGGCAAAAAACATTTTCTGCTGTATCGTCGTCATTGGATCGTATTAACGTGGCTCGATTAGTTGCCAAAATGAAATACGACTTGGCTCATATTATGGAACCATTCTTGTTCGAAATTAATGACGCTGTAACACGGCGTTCCGTTCAAGTTACCACAGAACGGTATTTGTCTGGGTTGAAATCTCTTAGAGCTGTATATGACTATGCTGCTCGGTGTGACTCATCAAATAATACGGCTGCAATAATTGATGCTAACCAATTGTTTGTTGATGTGGCTATTAGACCAGCCCGTAGCGTAGAGTTCATCTTTATTCCTATCACCCTGCTTAATACAGGACAAGAAATCCCTAGTTAATGTAGTCAAAAATACCCCGAGAACAAAAACTCGGGGTATTTTTGTATCTAGCTGTTGAAATTTCCTAAATATGTATGAAAGGGAATTACAATGGAAAATATAGATAATCTTAGAAAACTCGCAGGTATCACCGAAGACGATGAGTATGAACTGTTTGAGTTACACGTTTTTAATATCGGTAATAGTAGACCCTTTATTTCTGAAGGTTCTTCTGTACAAATATCTTCTGAAGTAGATGATTATTTGAATAAGGCTGGCTGGGATAAACTTGTAATTTATCCTAAAAAGTAATATATTAATTGTAACCGTATTAAACTAAGACAGGATATAATATGTATGATAATGATTTTACTTTCGATGAAATAATTTCTGACATTATACACATTGATGATATACAAGTCACACCTACTGATATGGGCATAGGCGTTAAAGCTTTCGTTGGCGGATTGGTAAATGATACGAACGATAATATTGTTACCAGACAGTTTTTTGAATTTTATGCCTCAAATAAGATTCCTAAAAATCCTAAAGATAAATCATTAGGGTTTACACAAGATGATCTTATATATGAACAAGGTGTGGCCGTTGTAAAAGTTGGTGAAACAATAGACCCACCTAGCTATTTTGGTAAAATTATAACAAAAAAAGAATTTAAGAAACAATTTATTAATGATAAAGCCCTAAAATCGGATATAGATGAATTGTTTGAAAATTTAAAAAAACAAGCATCTCTAAGTGAAGAGTGGCTAGATAAGATAAGTACGTCCTACAATAATAGAGTGGCTGGACAAAATTGGCTTATATCTGAAATGAGTATGTGTTAATGTTGGTTCTTTTATCAGTTGGAGAAACGCAAAGCGATGTAGACAAGATTTTCTTAGGACGGGGAAATTCAGAGTTTACTGATGCCGGATTAGAACAAATTGCTGATGCCGCCGAAACCCTTTCCCAATATGACTTCGACCAAATATATTCTAGTGACCTATATACGGCCCAGGATACCCTGAGAACGGTTCTAGGGGCAAGAACCCAAGATACCACATGGATGCTGGTAGAGGAACTTAGAGAGCGTTCTGGTGGCTCCTATGAAGGTAAATTGTACTCGGAAATACGAGTGGGTATGAGTCCTAAACAATATAAGGCATGGGAACGTGATCCGTTTGAATCTCCGGAACTAGGTGAATCACTGGTTGATGTTCAAGACCGAATTAGAGAATGGTTCAAACCAATTATAGAAATGCTCAAAGATAATAAAAATATATTGATAATTTCACACCCAGATACAATTAAGGCTCTGATTTCATTAGCCCGTGGTGATGATCTGGCCGATGTAATGTCTATTAAAATTGAACCTTGTATACCTTATTTCTACTATGGTTTGTGTAATCGTAAATGATTAAAGAAAACA